CCCGTACCCGCCGGGCAGCAAGATCCACCGCAAGAGGGTGTCTAGCACGATCTTCCTCATAAAGGATCGTCGCGATCGACACCATCGAGAATAGGATCGACTGAACCGGAAAAGTGCATGCAGAACCCATGGATGAGAATTTCCTCAACGGAAATCTCGTGGGATGGTCGACTTTGGTCTTCGTGCCATTGTCTATCCATCTCGTCCTTGACGCGTGGAGAGCCTGTAAGAGCGAAGGATTCGCTCTGAATGCTCTCTCCACGAGCCAACAAGAAACCCTATCACTAGCGGCCGAAAGGTCAATAGTGGCGTGGGATCTTGACTGGGAAGCTGTGAGAACAAGCCTTCTCGAGGGCTCTTGGTCGTTAAGAGTCAAACATGACCTCAACGACGTTCTCTTTATACCCTTCAGGAAGAACGATAGCAAAACCTGTTGGCACCATTGGTGCCAAGTAGGCTCGCTAGCAATCAACCTAGGTCCCTTGGCTGTCTTAGGAACTGTTAAAAGTTTCGAAGACGGTTCGGAATCAAGAATGGTACGGCTAGAGTCATCTATCCAATCATCATGGTTTATATAGCCATGGTGATCAATTGGAAAACTCTTGCCCAGCTTATCAGACCAGGTATCTACGGCATATTTCGACGCCTTAGGTCCTTTGTCTGAAACGGCACCGGGTCCGTGTCTACCCTGGTGATCCTCAGAGACGAACTCGCCGAAGCCTGTGGCCATAAGGTCACAGACAAAGTGGAGTGTATCTCCAAAGGACCGCCAAAATCTGGGACTGCTGCGATCTCCGCACTCTTGTAGTGAGTGATCGCAACCGTCAAGATCGCAAGGGCCACCATATTGGAGGTCACTACGATCGTAAGCGCCAAGGTCGTCACCGAGCCAATTGAGACTCGGTTCCTTGAGCTCCAGATCGATGGTATAGAATTCCCGGATGGCTTTCGCCGAACGGGCTTGAGAACATTCATGAGCATAACTCTTAGCAAAATAATAAATCTGCCGTAGAGTTAGCACCACGAATGGGTCTATATCATCAAGTAGCATTCCGCTACATCTGTCAAACACTCGCATCATCAGCCCCGAGAATAATTTCGGAATTGGTGAGGTATTCCATCTTGTAGAGCCCAAAGGAAGGGCGGATGGAACCAAGGCTTGTTGCGCCAAGCAAACATCGAAATGTTTGCCTAACGCAGGGAGGTCCAGCAAGAAAACGCTGATACCTCTCGCTTGACAGCAACGGGAGAGACGAAGCAAATCCTTCTCTACCTCTGCAGCATCAGTAGGGTATACAGCCAGGTAATCCGTAAGGATCGCCTTGGCAACGCCCTGCAACATAGTGAGGTCGCGATTAGACATGGGGTTTTACTCCATTATTGTCCGACCGCTTACCACCTAGGGGATCTTTCCTTTAGATCCCTTCGGCCTTCGATATCACTCGAAGGTGGAACCCCAGGCGATCAACAGCGAGGCTTGGTCCGTGAGGACTGCAGCCAGATTCGTTGCGATTTCGCCAGCGAGAATACCGTCGCTATTCGGATCACTCCGAAGAACGAAATATCCGGTGTTCGTCGATCCCGCAGGCTTTTCAGCCGTAGGGAAAGTCCGCACGGTTAGCTCGACGTTGTGTCGATCCAAACCGGGCTGACTTCCGACAGCCTTCTCCTTTGTATGCCGCACTTTAAGGCGGTATTCGCGAGAGTCGGTACGAGCAAAATACTCAGAAGAGTAGTTGCCCTCCGTGATCTGATTAAGGGTCACGGGAGTCGAGTCGAAGGTTACGTTCATGGTAGGCATATGCTGCTTTCTCTCAATAAAGCCTAGCCCCGTGATAGGGGTGGCCAGTGGGATAACTACCCACTGGGTCCAATGATCGGTCCGAAGTGTGGTGCTTTAAGCATTCCACGACGGTGTCGGTCAGTCAAGCCAATGAGAGTTAACGTTTGTTCCGGCGTCAAAGTAGGTGCCGAAACAGCGAGGTTAGGATATGCACGAGCCCTAGATTTGGTCTCGTGCACCATCGTGATAAACATATCAGAACCTTTTACGGTTTTGACGGTCTCAGATTTAGACATAATGAATATCTGAGAGGCATCGGCAAGGTTACCTCCGGAATTGGCATCATACCAATCACCGAAGTTCCCATACCAATCTGCGAGCCACGACCAAGGGATCAACTCCCAAGCGTCGCGCCCGTAGGCCACAAGATCCTTCGACTCATGAATTCCGAGAAGAAGGCGTTTAATGGCGCCCCGACTAATTTGTCGGCCAGGCACATAAGAATCGAGCGTATCACGGTCAGGAATCCAATGACAGGTTCCCCAGATCTTCTGTGTTGTTACACATGAGATTGATCCAGATAGCCTACCGTCAAAGTCTGAGAAGACATCAACGGTTTGAGCTCTTTTCCTTTCTAGTGTCCGTTTAACACGAGCACCACCCTTTCTCTTAAGATTTTGAAGCTCAATGGACCGTTTGTCAACGGCTTCAGAGATATTCAACATCTTAAGGATGTCGGAGATTAAAGGAAGCATCCCGAAACGGATGCCCAATGTATCAGTGTGAGCAAGGCTTCGCAGCCCCTTTCGCTTGATACTCCCCGGCAGGTCCCGAAGCTCACCCACGAAAGCGGGTAATGAAACTAGTGGCCGAGACGGATTCGTCTCTTTCAAGAGTTTCACAGCATAAGGATCTCCCACACCGTGTGAGAGATCTATCGGGTGCGGTAGCAAATGAGGAACGTCATGAAGTAGATCCCGACAGAATGAAGGGAAATAATTCCGAAGTTCCGAACCAAGAACATACTCCGAAGGGGGTATGGTCAGGTTGCTTCCGGATGCATTCCTATAATAGTACCTTTCGAGGAACATAGGCTGATCGGTGTCATAACCGATCATGTCTGTGATACTACTATAGGAGGACAGCGAATGATTCGAGTGGTATAACGTACCCAAATCACCTGAATCGCTAAATGTCCTAAGGTAACCGTCGTAATAGTTACCTTGTTTTATCCGGGTCCGCATGGTGTAGTCCTAATAGAGGTTCAAAGAAGAGACCTTCGTCTCGA